CTTCGTACTGAACTTCCAGGGTTTCCTGGATTTCTTTGATTTTAGAGGTTAATGCTGCTTCAAAGATAACTCTTGCTTTCTCTTTGAATTCTTCGGAAAGTTCTTCACCACCAAGAAGAGCATTTACATCTTCTTCGATGTCAACTTCTTCGACAGACTCTTCTTCAAGAATCTCCTCTTCTACTTCGGTTTCTTCACCGTAAGTATTTTTCTTAGAACTATCCATCGACTCGGCTGCTTTTGCATTCTTATTGACTACATCCTTGACGGTCTTGATCTTAGGCTCTCTGAGCTTTGCAGAATCATCGTCTGGTCTGTAGTTTTCAGGTGTTGGTCCACCAAGATCCTCATAAGAAGTTGAAAGACCTTCGCCAGGGCTGGAAAGCTTTTGCATAGGCTCAGCAGCTTTTGCGTTCGCGTTCACAGCAGTCTTTGATTGCTCCATTTCTTGTAAATTGTCACGAGACATTTGAACTCTCCGATTAACCTTCTTTAATCTATATTTATTTATAAATTAGTAATTTTGAACTTCCTTCACAAATTATTCAGGAAGTCATTGAACAAGTTGAGTTTTTGTTCGTCAAGCTGCTTAGCAGTTACCAGAGTATTGATTCTCTTGTATGTTTTAGCAGCTTGTTGTTCTCTGAGGATTCCTCCATCCCAGATCCATTCCTTTCCTTCCATGATACCCTCAACAAAAGCATCAGGAGCAGATGGATCTGCTACGATATCAGCAGCAGTAGAGAGCATAAAGTCATCACCAACAATGTTGACTCCCTCTCTTGTTGCTCTCAAAGAACCAATACCTCTTGAAGATACACCGAGTTTGACTCCTTCACTAATCAGAGATTCGGCAATCTTTCCCATTGGTGTTGAAAGAATTTTTGCTTTACCAATAAAGTTGGTTCCACTTTCTTTCAGTGAGACAATCTTATGACTTACTCTATCGAGATTTACAGTAGGACCATCTGGGTGACCGAGTTCACCCAAAGCTCTTCCTGACTGAATATGATTTTCGTTGTATCTTTGAACTTCCTTTCTCAGGACGCTCATTGGATACATTCTGCCATTTCTATTTTGCATCTCACCTTGCAGAAAGATGCCTTCGATAAACATTGATTTTTTACCGTTTTTCTCTTCAACGATAAAATCGACTGTTTCGATTTCTTCTCTGATTAGTTTCATTTTACCTTAGGAATCTTGAACTTGCTGAATAAATGCAGTACCAGTACCACTATTAGTTTTTACTGCTACTTTGATTGACTTTCTCAATTCTGCATAAGGCGCAGTTAATGCTGATGGATTTCCACTACTCGAATCGTGGTCAACGGTAACTCTAGTGTTATAGTAACCACCAACGTTTGAAGTAGTATTGATATCAGTCAAAATCTTATGTGTAAAATTATAAGATGATTGACCATTTACTGTTAAAGTAACTGCATCTCCAATAGCAAAAGGACAACCAGTACCCTCTGGAAAATCAATAATAGTTGTAGAACCTGTAGTAATACCAATTACTCTTTGTGATGCAATTGGACCAATGGTGATTGTTTCATTTTCATTGGTTGACACATAATAATTTTCATTTGTTGGTGATGGATTAGTACCAATCGCAACATAAACACCCGCACCTTCAGCTACCACTCTGATGGCATCTGATTGTTGTGATATAGCAGATGTCGTAGTAACACCTGTACTTGTTGACAAAACTGTATTAATCCCAACGGGTTTTAGTGCAGCCATTATTTTAAATTACAATAGTCCTATAGGTGTATTTAGTAATATCACTCTTCTGAGTTATATGCTTCATCCTCTTCAAAAGAGGAATCAACTTCAAATTCTTCTCCATCTTCTACAGTAAGATCATCAAAAATTGAAGCTGCAACTTGTGGTCTGATTGCTTCGATTCTTTCTGCACTTTTTGCAAAAAGAGTATCTTTGATTTTGTCACTGATTTGTGATGAAGACTCGTCCTTATTGACGAGTAAATCCATAAGTTCTTCCATTTTGTATAATGTAACTATGGTTTATTTAGATCTCACCACCAGCTGGTGTTTCTGGTGCCTCTGGATCTTTGGGGGAAGTTGGTGCTTGCATTGCATCTGGTGTTGGTGAAATGCCAGGTTGTTCCATTGGTGCTGATCCAACTGGCATTTCTGCCATTGCATTTGGATCTGGAATAATACCATTCTCAATTTCTCTTTCAATCAACATATCTTGTTCGATGATTTCTTCATCAGTTTGTCTCAAGATGTGTCTTCTTACATAATCTTGTGAGTAGTACTTACCAACATAAGGTTCTGCCAGTTGTGCGAGATTAAGTCTCTCTGTCGTAAGTTCTGCTTCCTTAAGTTCTGCGAAATGATTGTCATAAAGGAAATCATATTGAATATGATCTGCCATATACTCCCAATCTTCAGGAGTTACAACATTTTTTAAAAGGAGTTGAGTTCTCAACATGTCGTTGAACATTGAAGAGAATCTCTTTCTCATTCTCCCAACAAACTTGGAAAACTTGATTTCATCTCTAAGAATTTCTGAAGAACGACCAAGTGAGAAACCACCTTCTCCTTGAATTCTAGTCTCGGGAACGTTTAGAGCTCTATAGAGTTTTCTTTGGAAGTAATTGATATCAGTAATTTCACCAAGATTCTGTCCACCAGGAAGTGTAGTAATTTCAGTTCCTCTACCACCTTCTCTTCTTGGAAGCCAGAAGTCTTCCATCATGGACATGAATTTCTTATCATCACGAATTTCGCCAGTATTTGCATCATAGACCAACTTATTTCTATAACGCATCATCACATCACGAAGATATTGCTCTGCTTTGATTTTGGGAAGATTACCAACATCAATGTAGAAAATTCTTCTTTCTGGTGCTCTTGATAATCTGTAGATAACAAGAGAATCCTCAATCATCATTAATTGATTAAGTGGTTTGATCGATTTGTGTAACCAAGAAAGAGTAAGACCTTTATTTCTATCGACTAAACCAGAAGTACAATATGTAATAGAATCACGAGTCATTTTGACTCCTTTATTTCCACCCTGAGAATACATTGATCCACCACTATTTCCAGTAGGTGTGTAGATAAAATATTCTTCAATTTCTGGGAAATTGTAACCTAATTGATTGTTGTCTTGAAACTGAGTTTGTGCTGACTGAACACTATCCTTACCAGTCTTTTTCATCTGGCGGATATACTTCATTTTTGAAGCATCAATGTATCTCAGTTCCTGAATACCTTCTTCGGGTTTTTTCTGGTCAATAACTTTATTATAATAAAGTCTTCCATCAATATACCAATTTCTGAAAATTTCGTGTGCCTTTTTATCAAAATCAAGAAGTTCGAGAATATATCTAAATTCTTGTCTTATCTTTGTTTTGATGTTATCACTCGCGTTCAAATTTGAAAGTTCAATTTGAACAGGACTATCATTTGTATCGGAAACAATTGCTTCATTTACAATGTCTTCAATAGCACTATCCACCTCTGGATAAAGTGCCATTGATCTATATCTTCTAATAAGATCATTTTCATTTCTATAGACACCCTCAATGTCTACATAACTACCAAAAAAGCCACTACTAACGTAATGTTCCGATCCATCCTGATTACTAGGAGGGATCGGAGATACTACGCTAGGTGGCGTTTTTTCGTTATCTTCAATTGAGAAACCAAATAATCTCGCCATTTCAATATATTGTACTAGAAGTGTCCTTCTAGTTATTTATCATTCAACTAATACTTCGTTTGCGTTAGCACCTGAAGACTCAAGTGAATTGCCAATTGTGAAGTATTGAACCTGGAAGGTTACGTCAAAAGTTTCGATTTCATTTGCAGTATCATAACTTAAACCAATAGCACTGATATTGGTTGGGAAAATATCATAGAACTTGTAAGTTCTCAGAACTGAAGATTCACCGCCATTGTTGGTTGTAGCAAATCTTTCTGCACCTTTTCCGAGTTGTTGAACAAATGCATCAGTCATGTAAGATGATGGGTTGGTTACACCTGTTGCATCATCGAGCTTACTAATAACATTCATCCATCTCTCAAAGGCTGTTCTGAGTTGGAAGTCCTCATCATTGATGATTGTAACTGTCCAAGGTTCGAATGTTCTGTCACCAGCAACTTTGAGAGTTCTTCCTCTGAAAGGAACAGGAACTTCAGTAACAATGGATGCTGGTAAGTTAGCAGTCTTACAAAGGAACTTCATGGTTCCATTTTCGGACTGATCTCCACTTCCCCATGCATCAATAATTGACGATGGGAAAGATGGAATGGAAACTTCAAATAGATTGGGGCGAGCGCCACCGCCCGCCAATCTTGATTTGAATTGTGATAGGGTTTTTGTTTCTGCCATTGGTTGATCCTCCTAGTTATTATTTAATGATTATCAAACAGTTCCAACTACTTCTTGGAAGTCAACACCAGTTCTTGTCGCAACAAACGTCAGTGTGATGTAGTTGATCGACTTGGCTGGTTTCAGGAAGATGTCAGCTCTGAACTCATTATTATCAATGACATCAGGTGTGTTGTTTGTTTCGTCACAAACAACTAAGAAGTCATAGATACCTCTCTTTGCCTGAACATCACGGAGATATGGTTCAACAATGTTATTGAAGTTTGCTCTTGTGTTTGCATCATTCAATTCAAACAGTTGTGAATTAGCTGCTTGTTCAAGAGCTTGTTCGACTGTAAGGAACAGTCTTCTAACATTGATTCTATCAAAGGCTGAAGAATAACCAAGACCTGTCTTATCACCATAAAGAACAATTCCTGATCCTCTTTGATTGATGATGGAATTAATTCTTGCTGCATAGAGTTGATCTCTTTGGCCCTTAGTTGGGTTGTATGCCATCTTAACAGCGTTGTTAAGAGTACCTCTCTGAAGACCAGCAGGTGAGAACCAAGGATAAGCCTCGATACTTGTTCTTACCATCAGACCAGCAACGTCACCATTAGTTGGAATATATCTAAAGGTGTTGTTAAATCTGTCGAAGGTGTACTTATAACCACTGTCAAATACTGTATAAGAAGAAGATGACAGAGAATTATAGAATCCGAGAACGTTAGTTGTCTGTGTACCAGAATTTGTTACATTGACAACATCTGCTCTATGTGGTGAGATTGTTGCAATACAATCCTTTCTATCATCAGCAATGGAAATAAGCATATTTGCTTTTGCCTTAGAGCTGTTCTTATCACTAAGGCCAGGACCCATGATCAAATAATCAACATCAATTTCGTCCTTATTAGCAAAGTAGTTATATCCAGTTGACAGATTTGATAATGTTGCGGACATTCCACCGTTTGCATCATAATTTACACCACCAGTTAATGTATATGTTACATTACCAATCGATGAGAATTTAACTCCTTGTGCATCTTGTCCCCAAAGACCTTCTGAAGTTGTGTACTTGGTGAAGGAGTTTGAGAAACCAGAAGCAATTGGAGAAGTTCCCCAATAAGTATCATATCCTTGTGATGGATTGTAACCAGCAAAGACATAATTTGAGTTGAGTGACAGATAATCCTTATAGTAGATCTTAGTTGGATTATCGGCATCGGCTGATCCATCAGCAGCCTTAGAGAGTGATAAGAATCTTTCCAGAATATTACCTTGGACTCCAGTTACTTCTCCAGTATCGTCAACAACAACGACGTGTAATGCATCATTACCACCACTTCTTTGAAGTGAGTATTGGTTTGATACAGGTCTTGGAGCAACAGATCTCCAGTAAACTACAGAGTTGGTCAAACCAAGAGTTTGTTGATCGTACCAATCGTTTACTGTTCCTGCAGTAACTGTTCCTGTGTCGATACCAGAATTGTTCCAAACATCAAGAACATCTGATTCTTCGAATGATGCAGCTGTATCGTAGTTACGATAGTCAACCGCAACTTCAGTTCCTGCAATTGAAGTCAGTGACTGATATGTAAGTGCAGTACCAACAGTGACTGTAACATCAAGAGCAGAACCAAGAGTTACGAAAGTTGCACCGTATCCAACAATTTCTCTTCTACCGTTATTAGCTGCAAGTACATAGTTTCCAGTTTCAATACCTGAAGTACTGTCAACATAAATTGTACTAAATCCAGCAATAACTTGTGGACCAACAGAAGAAGTTGTAGAAATACTTGCGAAACTTTGAGTAGAAGGATAAACTCTTGCGAGTACCTTTACTTCTATCGAAGAATTGCCATTTACAGAATCGGTAGTAACACCAGTAATAATACCTTTAAGGTGACCAGTGAAACTTCCAACCGATCCATTACCAGGAATCGAAACAGATCTTGGTGTAGTTACACCATATCCAACTTGAAGATTCAGTGCACCAGGGTTTGTTGATGCAATACTGATGATTTGATCCGACTTATTATCAATCGTACAAACCTTTAACTGATTACCCCAAGTTCCTGGGTTTTTTGATGACCAGTAGAACTCGGAAGTATCTTTGTGATTGAGTTCATAATCATCATAATTATCTACTTGAAGTGAAGCATTTGCTGAAGTGTTGACACCAGCATTTGCATTATTTAAAGTATCTCCTGTTACTCTGACGACCTTTAGAATACCACCATATGAGAGGAATGAATTTGCAGTCATCCAATACTCATACTGTCTATCAGTTGACAGTGGTTGGCCAAAAGTATCCAGAAATTGTTGTTGAGTCTCGATAGTAATTGGTTCATTTACAGGTCCAATTGGAAAAGGACCAGCAATTGCACCAATGTTATCAAGGACATTCTCAGCTCTACCAACAGTTAAGTCAACTTCCCTGACTAGTACTCCTGGAGATAATTGAGGAGTAGCCATGTTTCTCTCCTAAAGTCTCAGTTTAACTAAAAATATTTATGAATTTTACTGTTTTGAGGAGGAAAACATGGAGTAAACACTACCAATCTGGGTATTCCCACCTACTTTTTGGAGTTTTGTCTTTTCTTTTTTGTGTAACTGACTTAATCGTACATTCTTTACAGATATATGAATATGATGATGGAACAGCACCTCTTCTTTTTCTTGTCCTATAAAAACCATCTACAAGATTTTTTATCTCACCACAGTTTCTACATCTTCTATCATTAAGAAGTAAATGACCTAATTTTAGTTGTTTGTCTAGGTCCATTAACGCCAATTCCACATATAGTCCATACCACCTGCTGTATTTCCATATTCATCAGCATACCATCTATCACCATCAGCATCGACAAAGGTAGTCTCATCCAAACCATCACTCATAAAACCAAATGGTGCCATGTCTTGTTCAATCTGATTTTTTTGTTCTTCATATAACCTTTTACGAACATCTTGATCTGTTAATTCTTTGAAGTAATCTTGTGCGACTAACCATGCATAAATTACTAGACACATTGCAAGGTCATCGTTACAACCTTCTTCAGCTTCAAATGAATTACTTTTTGAGATGAAAGTAGTTAGTTCAGAAATAATTTCGTAATCAGATATAATTAATTTGTCTTCCTCAATCATTGTTTTAAGATTGAGTGAACCAACCTTCTTGACAGTTTTAGACATCTTGACACCAAGTTGTGTCTTATTACCAGAGAAACCCTGTCCTACAATCTGACCTGCTCTACCTCTCATAGAACACATGAGAAGATTTTGATACTCTAGATCATATTGGAGAATTGAAGCAACCTGATCACCGATATCATTGACCTCACATAGAATAAATGCACTATTATATGATTTTGCAACTTCCCAAATAATGTTTGGAAACAACATTGGTTTGATATCGTTGTTTCTATATTTTGCCACTACTTTATGTGGAAAAGTTGTAATGTCAGTAACAATAAAGGCAGAATAATCTTCTCCAACACCTCTAGCTACGTCTACTGTAATTACATAATCGTGTTTATCGTTTGGTTGTTCGTGAATATCTAAACCAGCATTTTGTTTAATTGGATTATCATAAACAAGAGATTTAAGTTTACTTGGTGCAATTAGAGTATCGACAGATCCTAAGAACTCACATTCGAACTCAATCTTAAACTGTTGTTCTGAGGTGTTCTTAATGGTCTGTTCTTTCCAGACTTCATCTCTTCCTGGTACTTCTGACCAGTGAACATCGGTTGGTATGTATTCGTTTGCACCCTTTTCCGCATCATGCCACATACGGTAGAAATGATTCATACCGTGAGGAGTAGAAACGATAATTACTTTCGTGCTTTTACCAGAAGTAATAGTAGGATAAACAGAGGCAAAGAAGGCATCTGCGATATGGTTTGGAACGAACGCAAATTCGTCGAGGAAGAGAATGTTAAACGACATGCCTCGGACAGCACTCGCAGACGTAGAAGCAGCCAGTATCTTTGATCCATTTTCCAACTCAATGTTACCTTTATTCCATACAAGAACACCCTGCTGCATCCACTTGGGCAAATTCTCATATGCAGTTGCAAGTCTTGCAAGAAGTTCTCTTGCTGTTGTTGCTTTGTTTGCAAGTATACCAATATTTACACTATCATTGAAGACCGCATAATGAAGAAGATATGATACACAAGTGGTAGACTTACCAGTCTGTCTTGGCATCTTACAGATATTAAATCTGTTATTGTGGAAATTGTTGATTAACTTTTCTTGGAAATCATAGGTTTTAAATGGTTGAAGACCATGATCCAAGGTCACAATTTTAACATAATTTTGTGCAAAGTAAACAGGATCTTCTTTACACTTAATATATTCTTGAATCTGTTCTTGTGTAAATTCAATTGGTGTATTAGCCTTTTTTAAAAGCGGATTACCAAGATATACATTATCAGCCATAAAAAATCACCTACCTAGTTTCTCTCCACTGAATAGTGTTAAAGACCTTCGTTGTTGTATTAGTATCTAGGTTATTCACAATAATAGCAAAAATGTTACTATCATTAGAATCAATATTCTGTGCGATATAAGATCTTCGAGCAGTAGTTGGATTGAAAGCAACAGACGCAGATGCCTGTTGACCCGATGGATTATTAGCAGCAATCAAAGATGCCTGTCTTAAATCTCCACCAGTTGTTGTGAAGTTAGTGGTTATTCCAACATTGTATTCTACAGCTGAATCATCATCAGCACTTACCCAACTTCCACCAGTAATATTACTATTGCTAGGTAATCTCCAAACTTCAATTCTGCAATTTGTAGAATCACTCAAACATTCAATATCAGTTACTCTTACAGTCGTTCTATTTGGAATTCCTTTAAATGTGTTCTTACAACGAATTGCCATAACACATTGTCTCGCAGTTGCACCACCAGAGTTTGAGAATGATATTGGACCATTGAAAGCACCATACTCAACACCAGTCTCAACATATCCACCTTCACTCAATACAGTGGCACAAATCTGTTCCATTGATGTGATACCGACTGCGGTATCAGTATTTGCAACTTCACAACGAATTGGAAGAGAAGGTAAACTCCAATATGCGTGTTCTAAATTATTTGCATGTTGGAACTCATGAAAATATATATTAGTTCCGTCTAAAACTACTCCACATCTAAGTCTTCCGACTCCCAACCACTGGAAGTCTGTGATGAACAGTTGAGTTTTTGTCCAGTCAACATTTATTCCAGAAGGTCCATTTCCATCTAAAGAATCCAAACTCCAGTTAGATTGATTGACAACTGTATCACTGGCAATTCCTGTATTATAAGATCTTCTTACAATAGAAACGGTTCCATCTCCAGCCTGTTGAAGAAACACTCCATTTCTATCGTCAAAGTATCCAACTTTTTTTGTTGTGTTTTCTCTGTAGTCAATGAAGTTAAAACTTGCCATGGCAAATTGAGATTTACCTGGCATATAGTGGTGATACATTCTTGACTGATGTATAACCTGTGAAGTTGAACCAACTCCAACTATAAGACCAATAGATGCTGTGTTTGGATTTACGACTGTTGTTGAACCAGTACCAATTTTTTTTGTTAATAGTTCAACTTCTTCACCATAGATATGAGAATAGTCTGCAAGTGTATGTGGTTCAGATACTCGCATCCTTCCAAATGCATCATATCCCCCACCACCTGCTCCAGTAGAAACTCCACAATTACCAATATTTCCATATCTATCTGCACACATGAACACTTCATGAAGTGTCCTCTCTTGATTTAAATAATCCTGTGTATTCTTATTCCACTGAGCCATAATTTACACCATTTACACCCAATCTAATTTTCCAGGGTGATATCTCCTTACGTCACCAAACTTTACTGTAGGTTTCTGTTCAACTGGATACACCCTTTGAACAATTGCTCCAGGATATTCATCTTGAAGTTGTTCTGCCAACTCTTGATTTGTTGGAAGTCTTACAGATTTGTTTTGTTCTAATTTAACTCTGTAAATACTACCCATCCAAACAAAATCAGCCAGATAGTGATAGTTCTCCTCAACTTGCTGCTCAGCGGGAGATGAATTGTCTCCACCTACATTTAATGTACCGTTAAAGTCTCCGTTAATTGTAACTGATTCTTTGATAAAATCTTTAAAATCTTTCATCAGCACTTCCACTTTCTAAGGGCTAAAGCTTTACGGGTAGGACGACCCTTTTCGTCTTTCATGGGTCCTTTCATACCACCCATACGGGCACAGAATGATCTCTTACGTGGACCACCTTCGGGTTGTGGTGCCTTCAGATCTGAACCAGGATTCTCACGTTCATATGACTTACGACCCTTTTCATTCAGACCACCAGAAGGATTCTTTCCTTCCTTTCTTTGCCATGCTGGTGTCTTCTCTTCAGTTCTCATCACCATTGTTGTACCTGGTTGATAAGGAATTTCATCAAACCTTTGAACCTTACAACCTGGGTAGATTGTATTCATAGTTTGTTGTACTTGTTCTCTAGAGGGTCTCTTCACTTCTGGGAAGAAAATCTTCATCATCATAAATCTACCCTTCCAAATAAAACTTACCAGATAGATATTACCATTCTGTGAAGGTAGTTGTGTTGCTTCGTGCATTGTAATACCAAGATCTTCATTAGTGATTACATCAATCACTTCAGCAAATTTTTTACCCTCAGCATCTTTCAGTTCAACATTCTCATTCTTGGTTTCACCTACAGGAACACAATTAGGAACCATTCTGTTTCCTTTTTTCTTCATACCCTTTTGCGTGTAACCTACCCAACACTTCTCATCAAGAACTTCTACCTCATAACCAGCGGTTTCCATCGCCTTAATTTGAAGTTCTGAGAACTCTGGAAGTGCAAGGAACTCTTCGTTCTTTGAATTTCCGTAGTTTGCTGCACCCTTTTTACGGCATTGAACCAAACGACCAGATGCATAGGCAGAAGGCCAGACCTTTGCAGAAGCCTTTACTTTGTGGTAACAAGCATCTTTCTTGCCACTACCCGTACCTTTTTTGTCTTCTTCACTAAAAGTTTCTTCTTTCATTTTAGTTTTGGGTTTGTCAGTAGGAACGTAAGTTGGTTTAGCAGCACCTGATTTTTGTTGTTGGTTAGGATCTGCTGTCTTCTTTCTTCTTTGAGCTGACAGTCTTTCTGCTTTTGTCATGGAAGCTCTCTTAGATGAAGATACACATTTAGGTGTTCCTTCACCAGGTTCATCACTTGCACATGTACCACCAGTGACTACATTAACCCAACCACTTTTTCCATCTTTAGATTTGGAGTCTTTAAACCATTTATGAAGATTACCTTCAGAGTATGATGCAGCAGCATCCATGTTATGGTCAGTGTCAGTGACTTTTGCTTGAATCCAAGCAGGAATATCTTTCTCCTTGGTTCCAAGTTTTTTCTTTAACTTTTTAGCATTAGCAATGGTTTTGTCGAGTTGTGACTGGGCCATTGAGACTTCATGGTCTTTAGCTTCTTTCATTTTCTTTTTACGTCCCTGACAATGAGCTCTTTGTGAAAAACCTTTGGGGTCGTCACAGTTGATAGACTTTTTATATTTGTCAGACCAACCTTCTTGCATTTGTTTTTTAGCCCAATCGTCAGGTATGATTTTATGTTTTGCTTTGAACTTATGGTGAAGTTCAGAAGCAGAGATATCATTGTCTTTCGCAATTTTTCTCATTAGTTTATCAACTGAATCATACGAAATATCACTCAGTTTAATTAAACCCTTTTCGAGATCAGTTACGGCAGACATTAGTATAAATTCTCTTATTATTTATCAGATACCAATTACAGAGTAGCTATCCAGTTCGAATGCTAATGATTTCCACTCAGAACCAAGATACATTTGGACTTTATTCTCTGTGGTATTAAATATCAATGCACCTTGATTGACAGAAAGTGCATCTCTTTCAGCCGTAGTAAGAGTTGGTGGATAGAACTGAGATGAGGCAGTGATGATTCCCGAAATAGTAGTATTTGAAGATACATTTTCAGTACCACCTGCACCAGCAGAAATACCTGTAAGACCTGAACCATCACCAACAAATGAATTTGCGGTAACTACACCAGTAATATTAATATTACTTCCACTAATATTTGAAAAATTAGCATTATTGAAAGTAGCAATACCAGTAACATTGATATTACCAGTGTATTCTATACCAGTACCACCAAAATTTTCAGACCAAGGATTTAGTAAAGTTACAGTCGTACCAATACCTATACCAGAAGTATCTTGTCTTGTAAATATTCTACCATCAAAAGTGTTAAGGGCTAATTCTCCTAACTCCAAATTGACTAATGATGGTCTTTTTCCTGCAACAGAAGACCTCTTAAACTTAACCTTTGGGCTCGCCATTATAATACCTGGTATATACCTTTAACACTTATATAAGTGTATAGATATTTATCAGAACGTTCCACCGTCATCAGTTGTCTTTTTAATTCTTGTAGTTTTCGATTTAGGTACTTCAGATCTTAGAGATTCCAACTCCCTTTCCTGTTCTCTTACCTTATTGCTAAGTGCTTCTACTAAATCTGTCAACTGCCTTATTTTTGCATTTGTTGCAATTGACTGAGTAAAAAGATCATTCGAAGTAGTTTGATATGACGAGATCAAATACTTAACATCATTTTCATTCATAAAAAAAGAGGGTATCTCTACCCCCTTATTTATTGAGTTTTATTAGGATCAGAACGTACCACCATCAATTGTTGCGTTCTCAATAAGAACCTCACCACTCGAACATTTAATAACTTCCTGAGTTCCACTACATCCACTGATATGAAGAGATGCCATTTCAAGTGCAGCACCAGCATTGTTTGTCAGAACACCTGACGATTCAGAAACATCAGAAGAAACAACGATTCTTGAAGTTGAGTCATCCCAATACACTGCTGCCTTCTTAGCAGAAGCCGTGAAGTAATTAAAGATGACACCAATATCCTTGTTAAGGTCAGAAGATGGTGCAGAACCATCAACCATTCCCAGTTCAAGAAGTTGATCTTCAATAGTTGTCTGTGATGTATTAACCTGAGTAGTTGAACCATTGACGATCAGGTTACCCTGAACTGTAAGGTTTTGATTGCAAGCAACAGCACCAGTTGAATCGGTGATTGTAATTGCGGTTGTACCATCATTAGCCTGAAGATTAGTGGCTTTGACAGTTGGTGTTGTTAATGAGGTTGTAACTGTAACTGCATTAGGAAGACCAACAGTTAGGGTTTGACCAGACGCTGAAGTTTCAATCTCGTTTGCAGTACCTGCAATAGTAAGTGATTGACTATCAAGATCAACAGCACCAGTTCCAGAATCACCAGCAAAATCTAAATCTTCGGCTGTTATTGCAGTATCAACATAATTCTTAACAGCAGCTGACGTTGGAATCGAGGTATCGTTATCATTAGAAGCAATTCCTTCAGATTCAAGAACAATTGCAGCAGCTGCAAAGTCAGCAACTTCTAC